TGAGCGCAATGATACCCTTACAATTTTAGGTAGTTTAGTTGGTGGAGAAAACAATACTAATGATATTACAATTACCCTTACTAGTGTAAACAGTACAAACGGCGAAGTTCAGGCATTTGATATTACAGGCAATGCAAGAGGCGGCAAGTTTATGGGTGTAGCATCAGGTGTAACTTCTGAATATAGTTATGATGGTGTTGACTGGACCGAGTCTGGTACAAATCCATCATTTGCAGGCGGTACCCAGAGAGTTGCATCGGTAGCAAGTGGAGCATTAACAGCACAAGAGGTTGCTGGTAGTTTTATTGTGGGACGTTCTTACACAATTCTAACAGTATCAGATACAGCATATACCTCTATTGGTGCGTTATCAAATCAACCAGGAACTATATTTGTTGCAACCGGTGTTGGAGCAGGTAGCGGTACAGCAACGCCTAATCAAGATGTTGCAGTTGCAATAAATCCTCAAGGATATTCAGCATACAGTTATGATGGCGGTTTAACTTGGACACAAGGTGCTCAAGCATTGTCCGGAAGTGGCGGCAATATGCCTATGTCATACGGTAACGGAAAATGGATGGTAATAGAAGGCGGCACTAGCACAGGAGCAATAACAGCTAACGGCGGAACAAGTTGGACTGCAATTTCACTTCCGGTAGGAAATAATTGGGCCGATTTAGAATATGGTGCAGGTACTTGGGTAGCAGTAGCTTCAGACAGTAATACTATTGCTTATTCAACCGACGACGGCAATAGCTGGACTACAGCAGTTTTAACAGCCGCAGGTAACACCGGATGGAATAGTGTTGCATTTGGTAATAACAAATGGATTGTTGCTAACGATAATGCAAATGCAGATATTGCATATAGCAACGATAACGCAGATAGTTGGACTATACTAGATGTAGGATTCAATAATGACTATATTGTTTATGGTGGAGGCGTGTTTGCTCTTACTAATAGCACAACAGTTCATACATCCTCAGATGGTATTAATTGGACACAAAGAGCCGGAACAGTGCCAGCTAATGCAACCAGCAGTAAAGTAGCATTTGGTAATCCAAATTATGATTCAATGTTTGTATATGTTGATGATAATTCAACTACTACAAATAGAGTCAGAGCAGGTGCAAGAGCAAAAGCTAGAGCATATGTTTCAGAAACAAAAATATTTGCAATCAGAATAACTGATCCAGGATCTAACTATACAAGTACACCTAGTATGAGTATTACTGATCCTAATAACATTTACGAAGCTCCAGTTCAAGTTAGAGTTGGCAACGGTGTTATTGGTATCATTGACTTTAAGAACAGAGGCGCAGGCTACGTAAGTGCAAGTGCAAGTATAAGTGACGGTAACGGTTATGCTGACATTTATCAAAGTGGTAACTTTATTGCAATAAGAAACAGCACAAATAGACCAGTATCTGGATCAAACGTAGTGTTTAGTCACTTACCAGATCAAACATTTAAACTAGTAAATGTTCTTACATTTAGAGGCGATTACGAAGGATCATATAATGCATTCTTCCAAATTAGTCCAGAAATGCCGATCTTTAGTTCACCTGAACACGGCGTAGAGGTAACAACACGCATACGTTATTCACAAGTAAGATTAACAGGACACGACTTCCTTGATATTGGAACTGGAAACTTTGAAAATACAAACTATCCAGGACTACCATTAGTTGATCCTAACCAAGACAGAGAAACTGTTGATAGCAACGGTGGTCGTGTATTCTACACAAGTACAGACCAGGATGGTAACTTTAGAGTTGGTGAGCTGTTTACTATTGAGCAGTCAACTGGTATTGCAACATTGAATGCAGATGCATTTAACATAGCAGGACTACAAGAACTAACACTAGGTGAGGTAACACTAGGTGGTGGATCAGCAACTATTGAGGAATTTAGTACAGACCCGTTCTTTACACAAGATTCAGATAGTGTTATTCCAACACAAAGAGCAATCAAAGCGTATATTAGCTCACAAATTGGTGGCGGTGGTGCGTCACTGAACGTAAATAGTGTGACGTCAGGATTTATCTATATTGCAAACGATCAAATCACAACTACAACAGGCGGAGCAATAAGTGTGCAAGCAAATGTAAACTTCCAGGGAGGCGTAACAGGTCTTCCAATTGCTTGGAACTACTTTTTAACATAAATACATTGGAGATTAAATAAAATGGCAACAGGAAGATTAGGATCAGCAAACTTAGTAGCGGCGACTCCAGAAGTAATATATACCGTTGGTAACGATATATTCTCTGTCGTAACTGTGAACGTTTGTAATAGATCATCAAGTGCTGTAACTATAAATATAGCACTTTCTAGTGCTGATACAGCAACAGATGACGAGTACATAGAATTTGGTGCAGACTTAGTACCTAACGGAGTGCTAGAAAGAACTGGATTAGTTATTGAATCCGGAACACGAGTGATTGTTACATCTAGCGGAAACGATGTGTCTGCAATGACTATGGGCATTGAGACAGCAACGGTTTAAGGATTAAGATATGGGACGTAGAATATCAAACGGTGTAGCACTTCCAGGATTAGGTTCGCTATCAGTTGAAACAAATACTATTGAAACAGTACAAGCAGGTGAAGATTTAATTTTAAATCCTTTAGGCGATGTAATTGTTACAAAGAATCTTGAAATAAACGGACAAGGTGATATGCGTTTGATGGATTCTGATAGTAGTAATTGGGTGGCTTTTCAAGCACCTGCAACAGTTAGTAGTAATGTCACATGGACACTACCGGATGCAGACGGAAGTGCAGATCAATTTTTACAAACAAATGCAAGCGGTACACTTAATTGGGGAGACCCATACATAAGTAGAACAACTACTACTACAAACGCTACACAGTATATTACTTTTAGTAATGCAAATAGTAATGCTACAATTACAGATGTTTTAGTTAACGCTAATCTCCAATACAATCCTAGCACAGGACAACTAAAACTTGCTGATAACACTACCTCTAGTAGTAAAACTACAGGTACACTTGTTGTAACAGGCGGCGTAGGTATAAGTGGTACAACATTTGCCGCAGACATGCGTGTAGATAGTTTAGGTGTTAACACTAACGCTTCAGGTACAGCCGGCGAAATTAGAGCAACCAACGCAATTACTGCATTTTATTCTGATAAAAGATTAAAAGATATAAAAGAAAATATTAGCGATGCACTAGATAAAGTTGCATCACTTAATGGTGTTGTATATACTCAAAACAAAAAAGCAGAAGAATATGGGTATGACGACTACAGTCAACAAGTTGGACTTATTGCTCAAGAAGTACAGGAAGTACTTCCGGAGATAGTGAAGCCAGCACCATTTGATATTGATGAAAACAATAACAGTATAAGCGGCGAAAATTATCTTACTATCCAATATGAAAAAGTTATTCCTTTGCTTGTAGAAGCAATTAAAGAGTTGAAAGCGCAGGTAGAAGAATTAAAAAAGTAGAGTTTGATAAATGACAACAAAGTTAAAACAGTATTCAGTTAAAATAGGAGCAGGTACAAAAGCAAATCGTACTGGATCACCAGTCGAAGGTGATATAAGATATAACACTGAAAACAAATCCTATGAGCTGTATAAAAATAATGCATACGGCACTGATGGTTGGTACGGAGTTGGCGGAAGACATCTACTAGCAAGGCAAGCAGTATCTGGAACTTGGTCAAGTTTGGATTTAAATTGGGGCAGTTCGAATTATAGATATGCGTTTTACGAAGTAAGTTGTGTGCTAGCCGATCCCGGTTCTAGCAATGCCTATCTACAGTTACGCTGGAGAAATGATAGCGGTGTAGACAGCGGCAGTGATTATGGCACTGCTATTGGATTTCACTGTGCAAATGATGGTTGGGATCTTGCACATCAAAACAATAGATTAAATTCAAACCCAACTAGTAGACATTTTATTTCGCCTACTAACGGTTCTTATCAATTGGCATCAACAGCAGAAGATCACTATCACATGCAAACATTTGTAGCTAATTTACCTACAAATTCACATGAGCAAAAAATTATAAATGGTTGGTATAGTTATAGAAGTGAAAATAGAACAGGTGGCGGCTTGTTCGGCGGAATTTATAGACAAGACCAGAATAGTAATACAAAAAGCACTAATGGAGGCCTAAACTGGTGGCCTATAACAGGATGTAGGATATACTGGAGTACTGGCAATGCAAGAGATGCCGCAGAAGGTATAAATGCAGTATTTTGTGCTTATGGTATTACGGGTTACGAAGAAAGAGATATGGGATAATGGCAACACAATTAACACAGTATTCAGTTAGATTACCGAGCATTACTCATGCTCAAAGAAAAACAATTAGCCCAGAAGTTGGAGACATAGTATTCAATGGCGACAATAAAGCCTATGAAATGTATCACGATCTTGCCGATAATGTAGGCAACGGTGAAGGTTGGCATGCTATGGGCGGCGGCAATCTTGTAGCTCATAGAAAGGTTTATGGTTCTTGGACTACACTAGATTTAAACTGGACGCCTAGATATCTATCATATGATGTATACATGCTAACCAACGATGTTACAACAACTGGCGGTATTTGGCTACGTGTATACAACAACGGCTCGTTAATTGATGACAGCGAATACGGATATGTAAACGCTTGGGGGTGTTCAAATGACGGTTATGACGGAGCATCTAACAACTATTGGTACAGCTCAATTTGGGAAACAGTAGGAGATCGTTCTAGATCAGACTATAGAACGCAAGCAAATGGCGAAAGTCATAACCTAGCTGTTATACGTATTTCAGGCGGAATACCTAGTTCCAATAGTCAAAACCGTCCGGTATTCAAATGTTTAAGTACATGTAGAACACCAAATGGTGTATTGCATAGCCAAGGCTACGGAGAAGTAAATCTAGGCAATGCGCCTGATGCACTTGGCGGCGCAAGCAATGGAGAGGTTTATAAAATAGATGGGTTACGTTTTGGAAGTCATGAAGGATCAGTACGTGGCGGCACAGGATGTAGTACAATAATAAGCGTGTTTGGCGTAGGCGGATACGAAGAATCAGAGAGTGTAAATTACTAATGGCAATCGTATTAAATCAATATGGAATGACGTTCCCCCAAGCAAGTGGCGGGAACAGAGATAGTACTGTAGGAGCTATCTTTCAAGATACAACAACAAAGGCTCTCAAAGGTTATTATGATCTAAATAATACAGACACTTTTGCAGGCCTTGGAGACATGACGCTGGTTACAAGTCAAAGAAGTACAGCAGAATGGAGCTCATTAACTGTGCGTTGGGATAACACTAATCATAGGTATGCAATGTATAGATGTATATACCTAACAGTCGATCCTGACTCAGATGGTAGTCGTCCTTATTTTAGATTCATAGACGGTGAAGGCAACGAAGATAGCGACAGCAACTATCAATACAGTCAAAGCTGGGGAGCATCAAACGACGGCGCTATAAACGCAGACTACAACTCAAATAGAACCAGCTTGTGTCCTATAACCAACTGGTATACAGGTAATGCGGGTTATAGAACAGACGCAAACGGTGAAAGTTTTCAAATCGCAGACTTTTATTTTGGAGCATTGCCTAACTCTAATACACAGACAGGCGTAGCAGTTGTAGGAACATCTGCTCATAGAACTAGAGACTACGGCGAAACTTATGTTTGGTGGAGTTGCGATTGGAACCATGCAGAACCAATGACCGGTACAAACGGTCAAAACTGGTATATGCCAAGAGGCATGGTATTTAGAAACGCTGAAGGCAACGCTAGAAGCGGTAGTAACACAACAGTAATAAACGTTTATGGCATAAACGGTTTTGAAGAAACAGACGTAGGAAGTTAACATGGCATACACATTAGAACAAAAAATAGAGTTTTGGAGAGGCCGCGGAATGTCTCCCGAAAAGATGACTCACATAGAAGCAGATGGCACTGCTAGACCATATACAGAGAAAGAGTTTGAGCAATGGTGTTTAGATGCAATAGAACCTGAAGAGCTTTTAGCAGAAGAGGCTATTCCTGCACAGACTAAAGAAGCAATAAGTAATAGAATACCTGCTTATCCAAAAAATGACTGGCAATTATACCAAATGGTCAAAGGCTTTAAATATCTAAGAGACCAAGGCATAGATATCGGACCAGACGCTGGCCAAGTGGTTGATGCAGTATATGCAGTAAAAGCCAAATATCCTAAAGCAGGAGAATAACGTCATATAAGTAACTTATATAAGGAGTTACTGTACATGATAGATCTTTTTCCTACACCTTTATTTAAATTTGATGTTCCAGAATCTGCTGAATTAAACAAGCAGATTATCGATTATGTTTTAGAAAAAGAAAAAGAAAAAACAAGAACTGAAGAATTTAGTTTAAAAGGTAAAAACGGGTGGCACAGCAAAGATGATTTAGCCAACCTTGACACAGATTGGTCTTCCCAACTTAGGTATATTATTGTAGACACATTAAAAGCAATGGTTGGTGAAATGGGATGGGGAGACAAAATTAAACCATTTCCTATAGAAGCATTTGACGTTAAATGCTGGGCAATGGTAATGCGCGAAGGCGACTATTCTACACCGCACACACATCCAGGATGCGACTTTTCTGGCGTATACTACTTACAAGTACCAGAAGACCTTCCAGAAAACGAAGGTAACATCTGCTTTTTAGATCCTAGAGGAGGAGCTAGAGGTAGTAGAACATTTGGTAGCAATCAAATGATGTTTTTTCCAAAGGTAGGTGACGGGTATGTTTTTCCTAATTGGCTAGACCATTATGTTCAGTGTCATTACACCGGAGGAACGAGAATAAGTCTTTCTTGGAATATTCTTTTACCAGATGAACCAGCACAATAGGAGTACTAATGTCTACGTCTCATTTATTTGGTATTCCTTTTTATCATGCTAATATAAAGCAACATAAAGAAATAAAAGAAAAATTTTTACCATATTTTGATAATGATGAATATTTTGATTTACCATCTACATGGTTAGCACCTTGCAAAACAACTATTCACAGTCAAAAAGCACACGACGAAATACCTTTTAACGATTTTTTACAATTAGTTGTACGAGAACATTTTATTCCTTATATATTAGATCTAAAACCATTTGATAAAGATAGTTTAAGTGTAGAACCTCTCCATGCTTGGGGTAATAAGTATGCCTACAATGAAGGACAAGAGCCGCATAATCATATAGACGGTTCTACTCAATTTAGTTGCAACTATGTTTTAGAACAACCAGAAAACAGTTGCGATTTTTTATTTGTAGACAGGAATGATTACTTTTCATCTGTAGGATTAGGACTATTATTTGATTTTCCTAGTCCGATAAAAAATCATCAAATTAACTTGCAAGAAGGTGATATTGTTATATTTCCATCATTTGTCGACCATGCAGTTAGCAGAAATAGAAGTCACGAAGAAAGAAAAACAATAAGTGCAAATTTTAGATTAAATGTATTAAAAACAAACAAATACAGTGTGTCCTATGGAAATTAAATTTATAAGTGAAGATCCTAATATTGTAGATTATTTTTCTCCAGTTCCTGCTAAAAAGTTTCTACCAGACTGGTATAAAGACCTTTCAACAACAAATTTTTGTCCGCCTTTCAAAGGAGATATTGCAACTATTAAAACTTGTGTTCCTGTTACTGACTTTGTTACAAGTGGATATATCATAAAAAATGCATGGGAAACTGACTTAGAAATGCAGGAAATTCCAGGTACAGATATACTTACACACAGTTCTAGGCATCCTAGTTATAATGAAGCATATGTAACGGGACATCATCATGAGCAATGTCCTGTTAGTGTAAAAGGCAAAAAACGTAGTTACTTTAAAATAAGCAACGATTGGATTGTTAAAACACCTCCTGGTTATAGTTGTTTATTTTTTCAACCGTTTTACTTCTTTGAAGAGCGGTATACATTTTTCCCTGCAATAGTTGATACAGACAAATATGATACTCCTGTGCAATTTACTGGTGTTATTAATACACCGGTTAAAGAAAGAATAACTATTTCTCCAGGAGACCCTTTAGTACAAGTTATTCCCTTCAAAAGGGACGATTGGAAAATGGAAGTATCATCTACTCAAAACAAAAATAGTCTTATAAGATTTTTTATGCGTAGAGAAAATAATCCAATAATGAGACTTTACAAGAATTTATTTCATTCTAAAAAGAAGTTTGACTAAGCATAAATACAATATCGCAATAGGTAGAGTATTAAAAACTAATGTCAAAATCGGTACTATTTAACAACGTTCGTATAATTCCAAGAGAGACAGATTTCCTTAATAGGAATATCGGTTCAAAAGGAGATGTCTTTTTTGAAGATAAAACCAACACACTGCGCTTGTATGACGGAGTATTAAAGGGCGGTTATACTCTTGTAAAAGATGATTTAAGTAACGTTGACAATACAGTTTTTGCAAACAAAGCACAAGATGCTGGTATTACTGCAAGTATAGAACTAGCTGACAATGCACCGTCTGACCCTCTTGCAGGAGAATTATGGTTTGATACCGACACTGGCGTGTTGTATATATATTATCAAGATGCAGATAATGCGCAATGGGTACAACCTCAAAGTGTAGTAGTTGGCGGCGGATCAGGAGGATCTTCTAATAATACATTTTCTACAATTTCTGTAGTTGGACAATCTCCTGTCATAGCAGATTCAGCTACAGATACGCTAAATCTTGTTGCCGGTGCAAATGTTACAATATCTACAAATCCTAATACAGATACTATTACTATTTCAGCTCAAGCAACAGAAGGTGGAGATAGCGCAAATAGTTTTGCTACTATTAATGCAGACACAGGCACAACAAGTGCAAATAGTTCAGTAGATACTTTAACTGTATTAGGCGGAACAAATATTGGTACAACAATTAATGGCGACGAATTAACTATAGACTTTACAGGTGTATTAGGTAGTACTACCTTTTCAGGACTAACAGACGTAGCAGGCCTTTCTATAGATAAAATTTATATGCCAGCTATAGCCATGTTAGAGGTTACTAATAATGGTGTAGTTGCATATAATATGAACAGTCATTATTCAGGAGGAAATCCAACAATTTATGCAATAAGTGGAACTACACTAGCATTTAATTTAGATGTATCTGGACATCCATTTGCAATACAAGATGTATCAGGTGTTGAATATAATACAGGATTAGTCCATGTAAGCACATCTGGTGTGATTAGCACTGGTGCAAATGCACAACAAAAAACAAGTGGAACACTATATTGGAAAATACCTGCATCTATTAGTGGAACTTATAGGTACCAATGTACAGCACACTCTGCAATGGTAGGACAAATATTAGTTAAGAGTTTTGCGACTTTATAGAGGTAATTGAATGGCAATAAATTTTCCAAATGATCCAGCACTAGATCAAATTTATACACAAGGTTCTGCAAAATGGAAGTGGAATGGCTTTGCTTGGGACGTACTTCCCGAGGGTTCGCCTTCCTTTGAAAACGTCACAGCTGATAGCGTATCAACTGGTGCATTGACAGTAAGTGGAACTTCTAATGTTGCAGACATAAATGTTACTGGCACAATTACAGGTGTTGCGTTAAACGATATATCAGATGTAACTAGTGTTACACCTCAAGATGGAGCAAAACTTACTTGGCACGAAACAACACAAGACTGGCGTCCTCTGATTGATGTTACAACAGGATTTAACGGCGGCACGATAACTAATCCTTTAGTTATTAACAATAATAACGCTACAACTGGAGCAGATAGTGGTGCATTAAGGGTCACCGGCGGAGTAGGAATTGGTGACGACTTATATGTTGATGATAATGTTACAGTAAACGGAACATTATTTTCAACAGATTTACAAGTACGATCAAGTGGTGAATTAAAACTTTATAACCCGTCAAATAATCGTTATGTAGGCTTTAGTGCTCCAGATAACATAAGTACTGATAGAGTATATACATTACCTGGTTCGGATGGTGCGTCAGGACAGTTTTTACGCACTAACGGAAGTGGTACACTTACTTGGGCTTCAGTAACTAGTCCAAGTGGCGGCACACCTCCGGGGGGTGTAGATACTTACGTGCAGTTTAATGATGCACTAGAATTTGGCGGCGATGCAGGCTTTACGTATGATTATAATACACAAACCGCAACGCTGGGAAATTTAAGTGTAGGCACAACAAATGTAACAGGTAACACTAATAGTGATAGTGTATCAAACGGAGCCCTAGTAGTTACAGGTGGTGTAGGCATAGGTGCAAATATAACTGTAGGTGGATTAGCTAGATTTACAGATGCTACGCAGTCTACTAGCACAACAACAGGAGCTATTATAGTGACAGGTGGAATTGGTATTGGTGGAGATGTGAACGTAGGAAATAATGTTACTGCAAGTTCTGCTCCTACGCAATCTGATCATTTAACAAATAAAGAGTATGTAGATGCAACAGCAGTAGCGTTTGCAGTAGCATTTGGGGCTTAAGGATATAACATGGCAAAAACACTTATAAAAGAATATAGATTTAGTCCAGGATTAGGAATAGACGGCAATGCAAGACCCAATGCCGTAGCATTGTTGCAAGAAAATAAAACTTTTTTGCAACAAGAAATTGTCGCTTACATTCAAAACCAAGTGGATGCTGGAAATCCTGATTATGCAGGATATACATATGACGAAGAAAAATGTTTAAGAGATAGTGGATATGTAATAGATGCATTAATATTCGATTTAAGATACAACGGTAACGAAGAAACAAGACGTGTATCTGGTTTTTATTGGAACAAAGAAGTACCCCAAATTGACGGAAATAGAATTCCTGAATACGAAGCATATCAATTTTTAAGAGACACTGTTAATACATATATTTTGCCTAATGTCGTTAATAGCTCTCCAGAACAAAGTGATGCTACACAAGTAACTTTAGCCAATGACGGAGAGGCTAGTACAACAACCAGGGTAACTGAACTTTTAAATGACTTAGTTTCTGTGATTCAAAACGGGTTAAGCAGTTTACCTACGCTTACAGTAGGTTTAGGTAGAGTAGAACTACAAGATAAAATTGGTTTAGAAGATTTACTTATTATTAGTAATGTAACCAGCAACGAAATTGTATATAGCTTCACAGATCCTAGTAGAGGGGCTACAACTAAATTTACAGCAGGTAATTCAGAAGGATATCCTAGAGCAGAATCTGTTAGTAACGGTACAACAATAGTTAACTTTAAGTATGACACCTCTGCTATGTCAGTAGACGATAATTTACAAATATTCTTAGAAGTAAAAGAAATAAGAACTAGACCGTATGATTTTGGTACTGATGCTATCGAACGTATGCGTGTTGGATTACCGCAAGCAATGATCGATGCAGACTTTGAATATGGTCTGCAACCTACAAAGTGGCAAGCGTTATCTCTCCAAAGGGGGTATCCTTCTACATTTGAAGTGTCAGCTTCTGATATTCCTGTATCAAATGTTGTTACAGATGCAAGTACAGGAAACGGCGGAGTAGGAGCAAGTTTAATTACTGTAACAACAATAGGACCGCACGGGTTAATACAAGGACAGCCTATGACAATTAAAGCATTGGCAAGTTCTGCACTCGGATTTAACCGTGCTGAAGGAACATTTTTAATTTACACTGTACCTAGTAATACAACTTTTACTTATTATGCAAAAGCAAAGGTTGGAACATCAAACAACGAAGTTTTAGCAACATCTACTACGCAACTTAGAAAAGCTGATTTTTACACAGGCGCTAGTATAGGTACTCCTAGATTTACAGTACCAAGCCAAGGTTCAAATGGATCGTTTACTAATCCGTTAATAGTGCCCTCAGGAGCAACAACAATCACTTGGGACAGTAATAATATTCCGCCATTAGGTGCACCTTTATCGGGTACTGGCATTGATACCGGTACACAGGTTACTGCGGTATATGGTACAGGCGGCAGCGTAAAAACTGTAAGAGTTGATGAGGAAGCAATATCCGGATCAACAACAATTATGCTTGAAGATGCTACTGGTCTAAGTCCTGGTATGACAATTCCAGATGATTGGTTTGATAGCACAACACCAGAACAAAGAGTAATTACAAGTATAGCAGGCAGTGAGATCACGTTGAATGAACCTATTACGACTAGTTATGTTGGTAACACAGAGGTTTACAATAATTTAATTTTAAGCACGTCTAACAACGTAGCAGGTACTGCTACAAATGCAACATTTAGTGTAACTGTAGATGCTGGATTTTACGATGTAGTTGGTGTTGACAACCCAGGTAGTGGTTATAATAAAGGCGACACTTTAAGAATACTAGGTACGCAGGTAGGCGGCTTAACACCTGACAATGATATCTATATAAAAGTAGTAAGTACAGCGGCAGATAGTACTGTAGGATCTATTGAAGAAATATTAGTTATATCAGGAAATGGTACAGGAACAGGCTCATTTACTGGACTTAGCGCAAGTCAAACTACAAATCCAAATGCATCTAACGGAGACATAAACATCAGACGAGATAGCGGTAGCTATTCTTTTGCTGGAGTAAACGACGGCGGAAGTGAAATTTATGACGGAGAGCAATATACAATACCTGGAACTAGTTTAGGCGGAACAAGTCCTACTAATGACATAACATTTAGAGTTGTTGTCGAAGGCGGAGAGATTACTAATTTTAGTGATGTAACTGGCACAGCAGTTTTAGGCGATACACTTGACGTATATTCAGCAGTATCTATATCTCAATCAACAACTGCACAATTAGGAATCAACAGTCCAATTTCGTACAGTAGTATTGCTACGATACAAGTTGAATTTGACAACAACCATGGACTAGTACCGGGTGCAAGTATTATGGTAGGTATTAGTTCGTCCGGTACTAATCACGAAATTGCAGGCGGACCATTTTTTGTAACAGAAATTCCAAGTCCAACTACAATTAGATATATTACTAGAAACCCAGGAACAGTTGACACTACTACAGAAATAGACGGATCTGTGTATATTAGACCTGATAGTTTCTTTAGTCACAGAGCATTTGACGGGGGTGTACAATTAGGTACCGGCGGACCGCAACACGGAGGTCAAGCAATACGTCAAAGTAAAAAGTACATTCGTTATCAGTCAGGTAAAGGTGCAATGTACAACACAGGATGTTTGTTTGCCCCAAGTTATGATGTCAGATCAGTAACAGCTTCGGGTACAGCATCTGGTAGCACAATTACTATTGTAACAGACGACAATGATCACGGACTACAATCAGGATGTACTATAAAATTAAGCGGAGTGCAAACTACAGGATATGATGGACAGTATGTTGTCAACAGTATTATAGACGAAAGAACTTTTACAGTTAATGCAACTACTGCGCTCGGCAATACAACAGCAGATATAGGTGCTATTTGTCAGATTGCAACTTATCAATGGCACGGTGCAGTTGTACGATCAGGACCATTTGATGACCAAAATGGTATTTTCTTTCAATATGATGGACAGACACTTGCAGTAGGAAGAAGAACAAGTACATTCCAAGTTGCTGGTACTATAGCAATTGGTACAGACAAAAATGTTGTTGTAGGAACAAACACAAGATTTATAGATCAGTTACAAGAAGGTGATAGAGTTGTTATTAGAGGAATGACACATGTTATTTCACATATCGAAAGTAATACTGAGTGTTATGTAACACCGGATTTTAGAGGTGTAAACGATGTTACGGGCGTAAAAATGTCCAAAGTGCAAGATGTAATTATACCTCAAAGCGAATGGAACTTAGACAGACTAGATGGTACTGGACCCAGCGGATACGAATTAGACGTTACAAAAATGCAAATGATTGGCATGCAGTTTAGTTGGTATGGCGCTGGATTTATTGATTGGATGGTAAGAGGTCCAAATGGTGACTATACATTCTGTCATAGACTGAAAGGTAACAATCTAAACACAGAAGCATTTATGAGAACTGGTAACTTGCCAGTACGTTATGAAACACTTAATGAAGGTTCTAAGTCTAGGTTAAACGGAGCAATAGATGCTGTACAGACTACAATTACTTTAGATGATACTGCTGACTTCCCTGAAGAAGGTACAATTTATGTTGATAACGAAATTATAACATATACAGGTAAAGACGACACACTTAATCAACTTACAGGTTGTAACCGAGGAGGAACATATTCAAATTTTTCCGCAGGAGCAAACAGATCATTTACAGCAGGATCAGCTGACTCTCATGTAGACAATAAAGGTGTAAATCTTATCAGTAGTACAACAAGTCCTATTATTAGTCACTGGGGTTCTGCATATATGATTGATGGACTGTTTGACGATGACAGAGGTTACATTTTCAACTATGCCGCAACTGGTGTTCCTGTAAGTACAACTAAACAAACTGCATTTTTAATTAGACTTGCTCCTAGCGTATCAAATGCTGTTGTAGGCGATCTAGGAGAAAGAGAACTGTTGAACAGAGCCCAGCTATTGCTAGATTCGTTATCCATTACTTCCGATACTGGAGCAGGCGGAATTATTGTTGAAGGTGTTCTTAATCCTCAGAACTATCCTATAAATCCAAATGACATTTCTTGGAACGGACTATCAAGTGAGGCTGCAGGCGGCCAGCCTAGTTTTGCACAGATTGCACTAGGCGGATCTGTAACATGGGCAGGGGGCGCAACAGTTCTTACTGGTAGCCCAACTATACAAGGCGAAGTGCAAGCAACATTTACTGCATGGAATGCTGGTGGTAACGGACCCGGCGGTACAGACTATGCCTTTGAAGATGGAGACGAAGATTGGTTCATACCTGACACTGTATTTGATAGTTCTAACATCCAAAGCGGTGATAGATTTGTTTCAACAAGTGTAATTGGTGGATCATTCCCCGCAGGAACTACAGTGCAAAGTGTTGACAGAGCAAACAAAACAGAAAATGGAACTTCTTTTACGAGAATTAGAATGAGTGCAGAATGGTCTGGAACAGAAATATTCGGGACAGATGGCACAACTAGTGTTGAAACAATAACACTTGCAAAATCATATACAAACAATACTTACACTAATTCTAACAGACTTGTGTTTACAGAAACTTCTTGGAACGCTGAAGGTGTCGCAATAAATGATTTAGTTGCATCGTCTCAAACAGAGTTTCCAGCTAATACTAGAGTAGCAAATGTAAGTTTACAGTCATTTGGCGGTACAACCTATTATGTGGTAACATTTACGCAAGGCTTCAGAGGTAGTTTTGCTTCCGCGGCAACTATTGATTTTGATTTGAGTCAGCCTGCATATGCACAGCCTGGAGAGCAAGTATTTTCGTTTATTGCAAATCCGGGTGAAACTGAAACGCTGTCACTTGACAAACTTAAAGAACTTACAACTACGTCAATAGGCGGTAGAGGTACTTTCCCTAATGGACCAGATGTATTAGCAATTAATGTGTATAAGATTAGTGGTGCTGATGTTAATGCATCGCTTATTTTAAGATGGGGAGAAGCGCAAGCCTAATGCGCTTCTTTATAATCTTTTAGACCGTTAACTATTTGTCTTCTTAGATTTTGAATTTTATCTCTAGTATCGTGTGCTTTTTGCCCCAATGCACTACTAGGTGATATTTCTTTATGATGTGTGTCTAGTCTTTGCACCTCGAGGCGTAGTTGTCGTAACATGCCATTAAGTTTGCTTTTTGTATCAATGTCTTGAATTGTTTCTATTTGGACTTGTAAACTATTATAGTCTTTGAGAAATTTAGGACTGGTTGATAGGCTGAACATTTTCTTCTCCTTGCGCAAACGTTTTTTGTGAAATGATAACAAATCTATCTTGTTCGCTAATTCCGTTATTAACTTCAGTAAGACTGCTATTAGGGTAAATGCTTTCTAAACTATATGGTTGCATCTCTTGAACATCATATACATCGCCCATTCTTAGTTGTTGTTCGTTAAGTAATCCATTAGTTGTATCAATCCATCTAATTTTGAATGCACCTTCGTTTACAAAAAAAGATTTTTTACCAGACTTGTGAAATACCATGTCAGTTTTTGCACCAGCCTTTTCTAAAACAATTATTTTACTAACATATTCTGGTTTACGAGCCCATACAATTTCATAGCCCCAGTCGTGTTTTACAATATTATCTTTCATGATTACCTACTTTAATAAATCTACAACTTCAAATACAGTTTCTAATTTTTTTAAATTAGTTTTCTTTTGTAGAGTGTTTCTTAATCCGTCATGTAGTGGTTTAGGCCATTTTCCAAAACTCACCCAAGCATAACCGTCATGTTCATTATTTAACTTTGGAATGAATTCTTTGTCTACAATAGTGAGATAAGTGTGAAATAGAAATTTTGAATCATTACTTACAAAAGTTTCTAGAGGTATGGATTTTTTGACAGAAATATCGCCTATTTCTTCTTCTATTTCTCGTTTTAGAGCTTCCCAAGGAGTTTCTTTATATTCATTTGTACCTCCTACTAGCCCCCAAAGTTCTTTACGTTTACCTTGAGTCCTATGTACAAATAAAAAACGTTTTGTATCTAAAGAATAAAATAGCGCACCGCTACAAACTATATCTTTCATACAAATACTTATCTTAGAAGTATAAACGCCAGGTTCCTGTTGGATATTCTCCTTCGAAACTTAATATCCATTCATTGTTGTCAAATTTGTATTGGACACCTGTATTAAGATTTGTTGTATATACTAGTTCTCCAGAACTATCGTGATCACTTGCACTAGCATCAAACACTATGTGCCATTTAGAACCATCCCATTCTACAATATCATTTGCACCTGCAATGAAGTCTGTATTATCTGCATTTTTCCAAGCATCGGCTCCGTCTTTATTAATTTCATCTCCTATATCACCTAAAAGCAATATTCTTGGATTACTAGTTAATCCTAGAGATTGAGGATTAGATTTAGTAGGGTCAATAATATAATCTATTTTACTTCTGTCACCGCTAGGACCTGTAATTACAGTATCTGTAGGTATAGTATCTTCGTCCCAATTTACAATAGCTTCTGTATCGTCTGCAGGGTTCAATGCAATAGTACCTGAAATTTCATAATTCCAATCAGATCTACGTAATCTTATTTGTGTTACGCCTGCTTCGAATTTTTCAGGTAATGCTTGTATAAATTCGGGCCAAGTTTTCCCTCCAACTATGCCTCTTCTTATAATTTTAATACTGTTTTCCATTACTAACAGTTCTAAATTTTGATATGCTGTTTTTCTAATACCTAGCATATAATCATCATATTCATACTCTTTACGGGTAGTGACTCTACTTATTTCTCCAGTGTCACTTATTACTAGGCTTGTTCTAAGATTAGCATCACCTGTTGAACTTTCTGTGTCTATTGTTATAGGATTGTCAACTGTGCCTCCGCCAATTCCGTTAGCTAATAAATCTTCAGTACTACCAAATGTTCTAGTAATAATGTCTGTAATAACACCTAATCTTTTTACTTTTGCAGGAGGACTTACGTATATAGGTGTTTTAAATCCTAAAGTAGATATATCAATTTCGGATTCTGTACCTGCAGGAATAGTTCTACTTGACCAAGACACCTCTTCTAAATCTACTACACTTAAACTAGTCCAATCTAAATAATTGTCTGTTGTTTGTAATTCTAAACTAGGATTAAACAGCATAAAAATTTGTTCAAGTATTTGTAACTTTTGATCTGTATTTGTTGTCCAAACATCAACGTTTACAGACAAATTGTACGGAGTAGGCATAAGCCTTTCAACAGTATAATTTTTTCCGTCTTTGTTAAGATATTCATTCCCGTCAGAATCAAATGCTCTTTCTCTTATGTTAACTTTACTTACAAAGCTACTATCTGCTAATCTACTCCTGTCTAATTCTAATCCTGTAACATATAATCCCATACGCGGAGCATTTGGAATCTTGTTTTCAGAGTTTTCTCTAATAATGTTTGCGGCTTGTCTTGTGATATCGCCATAAAGAACAGGTACTTTAGTAACTTGTCCCTTACCATCTTTATAGGTAAACCCGCTCATCATTCTAATAAGTTGATTAAGGTATCGTCTAATTTGTCCGTCGTAAAAATGTTCCATTAGTTGTCAGCCCTTGGTTTTAGAGCTTTACTTAGGCTCTGTCTTTGCGATTCTCTACTTGCATAAAATTCAAGTGACCATTGTCCTGTATAATCAATTGTTTCACCTGCTGGCAATGTTATCCTTACGTAATTACTATTATTTTCAGTGTAACTTGTTACTAGATCTGTATAGTCTGCTACAACATAATTCTTTAAAACAGTTTCGTGTTTAAGTATTATGTATAACCCATTAGTAACTGGGTATGATATATCAGTATCAAATGTAGTGTCACCTTCGGTTAATCGTAGTAAATCACTTGCTACTTTATCTGAATAAACAAAGTCATTTATATTATTAATAAATGTTCCTTTTTGGTGATATCTTGTACTTGAATTAGTCATTGTCATTCTTACTGAGTCGTGCATTCTTACCCATTTACCGCCGTCATATCTAAACATACGCTTTGGCATAAAATCTGTCCTAAGGAAGTAATCACCTTTTTCTGGAGATGCAGGAAATTGGATGCCATGACCAAAACTAGCACCATTAGGCACATTATCGTCGCCGAGTAAATATCCTGTATACCCGCTCTTAGCAGGGGGTGCAACTTGTGTTGTTCCGTTATCTTCTACAACTTCTACATCACTGCCTTGCTCAGTTGATTTAACCTGTACACTATAGTAATGACTAGTATCGTATCCTGATTTAGGCGCATCAGCTTCTGCTTGTGCTACAACTGCATCATTTATTTCTAATTCTTTTTGGTAAGTTGACATTACATCTCTTAAAGAATTTCCATCCGGCGCATCTTCATCTGCAGGTAGGTCTAATATCTCTTTAAACTCTTGACTATCAACGATTTGTTTAAGTTTTACTCTATATAAATGAGGATACCAAGTAGGCGAAAACCCTTCAGTTGCACGATTAACATCTTCTACAACATAAAATCTTTTTAATGCGACTGCATAATCATTTAATGCGTATTCATCTTTTAAATGGGGCAATTCTATAACATCCCCTGACATAATTTTTCTACCAAGTGTTTTGACAGAACTATTAATATGAATTGTTAAAAATATTGTATCATTTTCTAAAAATATACCAAACTGGCTTAAATTAAAGTCATTGTCTTGTACATTGTAAATGCCTCTAATTGTGTAAATGTCAGGGTCATATTTTCTATCTCTGTTTTCTAAAAATAGCAAGTCCTGTATATTAGTTTCTTTTACACTGTCGTAATGAGGCTGATCAGCAGTTGCATTTGCTTCGCTTGTATTTTCTGGACCAAGATATTTGTGAATATGTAGGTCAGTTCCGCCTACAGTAAACATTTCATTTACCTGTCGGTCTATGAAAGTATAATCTTTGCCCTTTTCTGGTTTGTATAATGATAGTCTTGGCATACACATATTTATCGTAACGATAAATACTATACCGGAGAAACATATATGGCAAACTTAGCAACGAAAAAACAAGAAGTATTTGACTATGTTAATCTATTCCTAGGCGGAGGAATGATTGATGTAGAACTTGATCCTATACACTATGAAACTGCTTTAAATAAAGCATTGAGTAAGTTTAGACAACGTTCAGATAATTCTGTAGAAGAGAGCTATCTTTTTATGCCTACAGTTATTGATCAAAATGAATACACATTGCCAAACGAAGTTGTAGAAGTCCGCCAAATTTTTAGAAGAAGTGTTGGGTCAAGACCAAGTACATCTGCTTCTGGCGGGCCTATATTTTCAATAGGACATACTGCAACAGCAAACAATAATCAAACGTTTGAAGTTAATTATAATTTGGAATCTGTGCAATCTATTGTTGTAACTGTAAATGGAGACACTACAACATCTTATGCAACAGACAGTGCAAGTAGAACAATTACATTTAATACTCCGTTGAATATAGGTGATGTAGTAAGTATTAAATTGTATGCGTCAGGTGAATCAGGAGGGGGAAGTTTATTTGAACCTTTTAACCTAGCGTATACAAATGCATATTTGCTATCTAGTAGCAAACTTGGAGGTATTGCTACTTACGACTTTTTTAGTCAATACCAAGAACTTGTAGGTAGAATGTTTGGTTCATTTATCGAATTTAAATGGAACACACAAACTAAAAAATTAACCTTATTACAACGTCCAAGAGCAGAAGAAGATGTGTTATTATATGTTTATAATTATAGACCTGATTTAGCATTGCTAGATGATTATCTAGCAAGCCAATGGTTAAAAGATTATACACTTGCGGCATGTAAATATATGTTAGGTGAAGCAAGATCTAAATTTGCTACTATTGCAGGTCCTCAAGGCGGCTCAACTCTTAACGGTGACGCATTAAAAGCTGAAGCTCAACAGGAAATGGAAAAACTAGAAACCGAAGTTACATTGGCCGTTCCAGGCGGCGTTGGATACGGCTTCACTATTGGCTAATGTTTGCGCTATAATTTAAACTCACTGTAAATACAGTATGACATACTTTCAAGAAAAAGAAGCAAATCGTTTGTTTTGGATTGTAAAAGGTCATCTCATTCCTGAATCATGGGACGAAAAAACTATTATGTCTACATACGAATCTTATATACGTAGACTTTGGGGTAATATCGAAGCATATCAACATGAAATTGGGTTTGAAGCAGCCTGGGCAAAACGTGAGCTCAAAAAAAGTAAAAAATACTTGACAAAAGCATAGATATTCTATATACTGTAAAGTATATTGTGCAAAGGATAATTTATGTTACCTAAACTACTTGTTGTCGGACACGGCAGACACGGCAAAGATACCGTCTGCGAAATGTTAGAAAAATATGGTTATACGTTTCAGTCTAGTTCTAAGTTCTGTTCTAAACTTTTTATATTTGACGAACTAAAAGACAAGTACGGCTATGCTGACGAAGAAGAGTGTTATGCAGATCGACACAATCATCGTGAGCTATGGTACAATATGATCCATGATTATTGTAGAGAAGATCTTGCTAAATTAGGTAGAAATTTATTCAAAGAAAATCAAATATATTGCGGATTACGTAACAAGCGTGAATTTTTTGCTATGCAAAACGAAGAAATTTTTGACTATGCTATTTGGGTAGATCGTACAGATCTACTTCCTTTAGAATCAAGCAAGAGTATGAGTATTGAACAATGGATGTGTGATTATACTATTGATAACAATGGCGACCTAAAAAGGTTACAGCGAAATGTAGATGTACTAATTCGAACTATCTTTAGAAATCAGGGACTAGGTCACCTTGCTTCCAACGCACCCCGTCCTTTTGAAGAATCCGCTGACAGTTAGCGCATATTGTTTTTAGATTAGTAGGTCTACAATTATTTAAATCTCCATCGATATGAAACACATTGAACTGCTCAGGATGTTTTGAAACAAATCCGCATTTTTCACAAGTATCTTTTTTCTCGTAACCTTTTTGCTTCCATTTAGGAATTCCGTGACCTACTCCGTTGCGCAAACAAGTTTCACATAACTTCCTATAATAAGTTTTCTTACCTTTTTTATAATTTATAGCCGCAGGACGTTGTCCGCATTTACATAATGGTCGCATACTGTATTTACCTCACCTTTTTGGTACCTTTTTCGACTGGTTTACATGCTGGTTTTCTTGATAACGTGCTAAATAGTAGTAACGTAAGAGAATCAACACTTACCGCATAGGAGAAAAAGACATGGCATTGACATCACCAGGCGTTCAGGTTAGCGTAATAGACGAAAGTTTCTATACGCCAGCAGAACCAGGAACAACACCGATGATTTTTGTTGCCTCTGCCGAGAATAAAACAAACTCTTCAGGCACAGGGGTAGCACAAGGTACAACAAAAGCAAATGCAGGAGTACCGTATTTGCTTACTTCACAAAGAGATTTAGCCGACACATTCGGCGATCCATTATTTTATACAGATAACAACAATAATCCAATTCATGGAGGAGAACTTAATGAATATGGACTACAAGCGGCTTATTCATATTTAGGCGTAAGCAACAGAGCTTGGGTTGTTAGAGCTGATTTAGATCTTGCTTCACTAGAAGCTAGTGCAACTGCACCAGCGGCTACACCAGCAAACGGAACATATTGGCTAGATACACAAATTTCAAATTTTGGTATTTTTGAATGGAACGGAAACGCTATTACTACAACGGGCGGTCAAACTTTTACAAATAAAACTCCTATTGTAATTACCGAAAGTGCAGATATGACAAGCGGCACTTTAGGCATTAACGGCACAGACGGAATGGTTCCTCGTGCAACTGTTGGTGCTATCGGAGATTATGCGGTTGTATTTGGTAGCACAGTTGTAAGAATGTTCTACCGTTCCCCAGGCAATAGTAATGCAGGCATAGTAGCAGGAACTTGGGTACTAGTTGGCAGCGACCAATGGAGCTCAAGTCATCCAGCAGTAACAAGTAGCGGAACTATTCCGCAATCAGGATTTAGTCAAGTTTCAAGTAACTTCTTAATCAACGGAACAACAATTACTGTAACAGATGCAGATACATATTCAGATGTTGCAGATGCAATTAGCGGACCAAGCGGACCTACAGGTATTACTGCACAGGTTTTAGATGGCAGACTAGCAATTTACAGTGATGGTACTGCTTCTGCACAAGAAGATTCAGTTGGCGGCGGTGAAGTTGTAATTACAGGTGATTCTACATTATTAGGAGAACTTAATATTACAGCAGGCACATATTATCCACCAGCACTTCAAATTAGTAAACATACACAAGTACCAGAGTTTAAGTCTAGCGACACATACTCACGTCCAACAGGATCTATTTGGATTAAAACAACAGAGCCTGGAAATGGCGCACGTTGGAGAATGAAAGTATTTAATGATGCTACACAACTTTGGGATAGCGTAGATGCACCAATTTATGCAAGCAATGAACAAGCTCTATATGAATTAGATAGAACAGGAGGCGGCGCAAATATAGCTGCCGGCGATATCTATGTTAAATCAAATGTTGCAGGAGATGTACAACCATTAGCAACATTTACAGTATACAAAAGAGATGGTATTGCACCAACTCAAGTTACTGGTTCAGCAATAGACTCAAGCGGCATCACAGCTGGCGATTATGAAATATTCATTAAATCAACAGACGGAGGCGATGCAGACTTTAGTGCGTCATATAGTGTTACGTTTACTACAACAGGAAATGCAAGTGACGCCGATGTTGTTGCAAGCGCAATTACAGGAGCCGCAATTCCAAATGTAAGTGCAGAAGTTACAAGCACAAACAGAATTGTTATTAAACATTCTCAAGGCGGCGAAGTACACATCACAGACGGCATTGCTGATGCTGAAGTTGATGGTCCAGTACTAAGCGAAATGGGCTTTAGTGCATTTACTAATGTAAACACTGGAACACCAGATTTATATTATGCTCCAGGTACAGACGGAAGTACAACTCCAATGCAATTACAAGCAAGTCTTTGGAGAGGCACTATTAACAGTGCAGGATCAGAAGTTGCATTCTACACAGCATCAGAAGATCCAGTTACTTCATTAACTGACGATGGTGCATTATGGTATAACTCAATTGTAGACGAAGTTGATTTAATGATTCATAACGGTACTACATGGGTAGGTTATAACTTTGCAGGACGCGGATCACAAGGAGATGCAAACTTTATTGCTCCTAGTCCTTATACTGGAACAAACCCAGATGGACCTATTGTAAGTTCTACAAGACCAACAGAACACACTGACGGTAACGGACTTGTAACAGGAGATATTTGGATTGATACTTCAGATATTGAAAACTATCCAATGATTTACAAGTATAATGCAGAGTTAACAAATACTCGTGCAGAAAATAGATGGGTACTACTTGACAAGTCAGATCAAACTTCTGAAAATGGTGTATTATTTGCAGATGCAAGATATAATACAGCAGGTTCAAACTCAGACACAGCAGGAGACATTGACGAAATGATGCTAAGTGCATACATGGACCCAGATGCTCCGGATCCAGCACTATATCCAAAAGGAATGATCCTTTGGAATCTAAGACGTTCTGGATTTAATGTTAAGAAGTTTGTAAGAAATGCTATTAACTTAAATGAAGATAACGGACGCTTTGATGATGAAGCAATGGATGGATATTATCCACACCGTTGGGTTACAGAATCAGCTAACCAAGAAGATGGTTCAGGTAGCTTTGGACGTAAAGCACAGCGTAAAGTTGTTATCCAATCACTACAAGCAATGGTTAACTCAAATGATGATATTAGAGATGACGAGTCAAGAATCTTTAACTTGATGGCAACTCCAGGATATCCTGAGCTAATTGGCGAAATGATTAGTCTAAACTATGACAGAGGCTTGACAGCATTTGTTGTAGGCGATAGCCCAGCAAGACTAACACCAGATGCTACTTCATTAAACAACTGGGCAACAAACGTTAACCTAGCTGTTGAAGATAATGACAACGGATTAGTAAGCCGAGATGAATACTTTGGTGTATTTTATCCATGGGGCTTTACAAGCGATAACTTTGGTAACAATGTTGTTGTTCCTCCAAGTCATATGATTTTAAGAACTGTTGCACTTAGCGACCAAGTTAGCTTCCCATGGTTTGCACCAGCAGGTACAAGACGCGGCGGCATTACTAACGCTTCAAGTGTAGGTTATATCGATAGTGAAGGCGAATTTACAAGCATTGCACTTAACGAAGGTCAAAGAGACACACTATATGCTCAGAATGTAAACCCAATTACATTCATTACAGGTGCAGGTCTTGTTAACTTTGGTCAGAAGACTCGTGCAAGAGGATCGAGTGCATTAGATAGAATCAACGTAGCACGTTTGGTAATTTACTTACGTAGTCAATTGAATCAACTTGCTAAGCCATATATCTTTGAACCAAACGATAAGATTACACGTGACGAAATTAAACAAGCGGCAGAGAGCTTAATGCTTGAGCTAGTAGGTCAAAGAGCACTGTATGACTTCCTTGTTGTTTGTGATGAATCAAACAACACTCCGAGCAGAATTGATAGAAATGAACTATACTTAGACATTGCTATTGAACCTGTTAAGGCTGTTGAATTCATTTACATTCCATTAAGACTTAAAAACACAGGAGAGATTGCAGGTTTATAAAGCATAAAAATAGGCCCCTGGAATATGGGGCCTAAATTTGCTAAATACTTGTAACAGGAGAACAAAGAATGGCAATTTCAACATTATCGAAAATTACAGTTCCTTTAGCAACAGGGGATAGTGCTAGTAACCAAGGCTTGTTAATGCCTAAACTACAGTATCGTTTCCGTGTTACATTGGAAAATTTTGGTGTTACTACACCAAGCACAGAATTAACAAAACAAGTTATTGATGTTACTCGTCCAACCGTAAACTTTGAAGAAATTGAAATCCCAGTTTATAACTCACGTGCATATCTTGCAGGTAGACATAGTTGGGAAGCAATTACACTAAACTTACGTGAAGACGTTAACAACAACGTACAAAAACTTGTTGGCGAACAACTTCAGAAGCAATTTGACTTCTATGAGCAGTCAAGTGCGGCTTCAGGTCAAGATTACAAATTTACTACACGTATTGAGATATTAGACGGCGGCAACGGTGCTAATACTCCAACTGTATTAGAAACATTTGAATTATACGGTTGCTTTGTACAAAATGCGGCTTACCAACAGTTAGCATATAGTTCAAACGAGCCTGTTTCGATTCAGTTATCAATACGTTACGATAACGCAATTCAAACACCGCAAGGTACAGGTATTGGTACAGCAGTTGGACGTACAGTTAATACTCTAGTAACTGGCGGCGGCGTATAATAACTCCTAAGCCATTCTAAACACTAAGGGAGCGTTAAGCTCCCTTTTTTATTATATACGCACTTAATTTAATAAGATAAATATTAATATGGCAAAGTTCACAGGATTTTTTGATAGTTTAGCAAATGGTGTTTTAGGACCTAAAGGTAATATGGCCGACTGGCAACATGCTAGTCGCTTATATGTTACTGACAATCAGAAACATGCCCCTAAACTAAAGTTTTTATATCACGTTACTTTTTACCTCACAAGTGAAGCAAAAAGTGTTATACCTGAGGTTGCTCAATATAGTAGCGAAATAGGTATGCTTGTAAAACAAGCAGATTTACCTAAATTTACTGCATCAGTTGAAACAAAAAACAAGTATAACAGAAAGAAAAATGTACAATCACGTTTAGATTATTCTCCGGTTAATATTGTATTTCATGATGATAACTTTGGTGCAACTACAGCTTTATTAGAAGCATATTACAAGTATTACTTTGCAGACGGTGCTCATTCATTGAATAATGGAGCATACGGCAACAGATTAACAGGTGACACTTTGTATGACGGTTCTGGAACTAACTCATACAAATTTGGTATGGACAACAACATACCTAGTGTACCGTTCTTTGATAGAATTGAAATAGCTCAATTATCTAAAAAATCATTTACAAAATATACTCTAGTTAATCCAATTATCAGTGATTGGCAACATGATACATTAGATAACACTGATGGTTCGTCACCAATGACTAATACTATTACAGTAAATTATGATACTGTATTTTATGATAGAGGTGAAGTAGAGGCAGGAGAAAATGGAGAACCTGCAGGATTTGGAGCAGTAGATCATTATGATGTAACTCCTAGCCCTATAAGTTTACAAGGCGGAGGGACACTAGGAATAGACGGAATATTTGGAGCTGGATTAGATTTATATGATTATATTACTAAAGGTAAGAATTTTGATAATCCATTCGCCGCAGGAATTGCTGCCGCAAATCTTTTTAGGAATATAAGGAATTTAAGTTCGGAAGGACTTAGAGAAGAAGGCTTTAGTATACTAACAGGCGCTATCGGAGGCGCTGCCGGAATAGATGTAAGCGGTGTTGCACAAACTGTATTTCCTAAAAACAACGGATCAGGATCAGGATCAGATCTATTACTAGCAACAGCGGCTGTCGCTGTAGCAAGTCAAGCCGCTGATATAGTACAATCTAGAAGAGCGGAAGAAAATCCTGTACAGCAAGACGATGCTAGATTCCAAAATTTTTCTGCCGCTTATCAATCATCAGGTAAAGCCGGCGGGATAAATGAAATGAGAGCAGAATATAATGCACTGCCGAGCTCTGAAAAAGCTAAATTTGATTAAAGGAAAGTATTATGTCAGGACTACCAAAAGATAAACCGAGTAATTACAACGACAAAGGTGTACAAAAATTCTTTGACCTTTATTTTACAAAAAAGGTTAGTTTTCCTTCTAATCAAGTAGATGCAGTAGTTGCGTTTTTTGAAAAAAGAGGTTTCGATAAAACTGCGGCTATAACAGTTGCAACAGTTTTATTACAACAAGCAAAAATTGATAACGTAAATGTTTTTAAATTGCTTGACACATTAAAAGGCTATAATGAATTGCAACTTAGTGCTATAGTAACCGAAATTTTAAATTATAACAGAGCAAAAGATAGTACATTAGGTTATAGAAGACAAGAATCTGCTGATAAAACAGAAAAAAGAAATATAGTAGCATGAGCAAATGTCTAGATACGCTAATGGAAAATATTCACTTAAATTTCCTGAAAAATATATAGGAAATAAAACTCCTACATATAGAAGTAGTTGGGAATTTCATTTTATGAAATTCTGCGATGAACATCCTAGCGTAGCACAATGGGCAAACGAATCGATTAGAATACCATATAAAAATCCTTTAACAGGTCGACAAACAATATATGTTCCAGACTTTTTTATAGCATACTCTGATGCAAAAGGAAAAAAACGTGTAGAGCTTATAGAAGTAAAACCTGCTAATCAATCATTCAGAGAAAAATTAGGAAAAAGTAAAGCAAATCAAGCCGCATGGGTAGTAAACCAGGCTAAATGGGCCGCTGCCTATGCTTGGTGTAAGCAAAAAGGCATAGTGTTTAGAGTTATTACTGAGAATGATATTTTCCATACAGGGTCTAGACGATAAATAATAGTAGCATATAATGGTGTAACAAATGACTAAAAAATTAGAAGAATTATTAAATTTACCTGAGTCTAAAGAAATTGTAGATGATGCAAAATCTAATGAAAAGAAAAAAGACTCTGCAATAGTAGAGCAAGAAGAAACATTCAATGCTATGGAAGAATTTGATAAAATTGCATCTGCTTTGCCTAAAGTTAAAGGGTTAGGTGATAAAGCAGATGCAGAACTAGAAGACATTGCTCAACGTGCATTAACTGCATATGACGATCTAATGGACTTAGGTATGAATGTAGAAAGTCGTTACAGCGGAAGAGTTTTTGAAGTTGCAGGCAACATGCTTAAAACTAGCTTAGACGCTAAGACTGCTAAATTAGATAAAAAACTAAAAATGATAGAACTACAATTAAAAAAAGAAAAAATGGATAGAGATTCTTCGACCGGCGAAGACGGAATGATTGAAGGTCAAGGGTATGTTGTAACAGATAGGAATAGTCTATTAGAAAGGCTAAAAGGACTAGATAAGGATAAATAATACATATGATAGGGAAGAAAGAAATGAAGTCTTTTGTAGAATATTTGACAGAATCAAAAAAAACTTACGAGTTTAAAATTGGAGTAGCTGGAGATGTACCAGAAGACTTTGAAGACCATTTGGAAATAGGACTTAAAAAATACGGTTTAGAAAATTTAAGTTCTAGTAAGCGTACACCTATTACAGAAAGACCTTTAGACTTCCCTCAACTGCAAAATACACAAGTAACATATTGGGAAGCCGAAGTTACTTATCCAACTACTGTTCAAGTATTACAACAGTACCTAGGCGAAATTTGTAGTGTTCCTCAAAGTCATATTATTGTGCGTAATCCAAATGAACCTCAAGAAGAATACCAAGAAACAAAAGAGGAACAAGCATACGAAGCAATGTTAAACACTGAAGATATGGGAGGAGAAAGTGCCCAAGATTCAGTTGCAGGTAACAGAGTAATGGATTTATTAAAAGAGCTAGAAGCGGCTCGTAAAGAAAGAGAAATTGATCCAGTAGAAGGTGTATCTGTAGGCGAATCAAAAGACATTGGCGACACAGAAAACACAAAAAGCCCGATAGGAAGTTAATACTATGGATATGAAGAAAATTTTAGAAAACATGGATTCAGCGGTTGCTGGTAACAAACCGTCTACTGCACAAAAAGATGTTAACGACATGAAAACTATATTAGAGTCGTTACAAGAATGCGGCGGCATGGAAGAAGGCGGAATGATGCCTCCCATGGAACAACCAGAAGATAAAGTTACAATGAATGTATCTTTGAACGCTAGAGGTATTGATGCTATTGACGAATTGATTACATTAATGGGCGGAAAACAAAATACTCACGTTGATATGCCAATGGCACACGATGCTATGCATACTGATGTTCATTCACATAATCCAGAAATGGAAATTGAAATGCCAAGCAATGGCGAAGAAATGGATATGGCAACTATGAGAGCTATAATGGCAGCAGGTGAAAAAGCATCTGATGAGCCAGAGATGGACGATGATATGGAAGAAGAATGGGATAATGCTCCAGACGAAGAATATTCCGATCATAATAAAATGACAAAAGATTTAAGCGGTGGAATTAACCGTGAAAAGAAAGCGTATGCAAAAGCACAAGATGGCGATAATGCTATGGCTGTTGAAAATCTAAAAGCTGAACTTTCAAAAGCATTACGCGAAAAAATGGACCCAGTTGGTCAAGAAGACGATGATATCAACAATGACGGTAAAGAAGATGATACAGACGAGTATTTAAAGAAGCGTCGTGAAAAGATTGCACAAGCTACTGCCGCTGATGAGAAAGTAGGCGAAGGTCGCGGTAGAGGTCGCGGTAGAGGCAAAAAAAAGTAAAGATTAAATTATAATAAATTCAATAGGCACTACGGTGCCTATTTTTTTGATTAAATATTCTTATGCACACAGACATAAACTGGTTAGAATATTTTGAACATATAAAAAAAGTATGTCCCTGGAGTTACGCCGCCTATAAGAAAGGGCAAGTAAAGATTAGAGAATGGGACGGTGAATGGGAACACCTTAACAAAAACCAAGCAATAGTTTATATTGTTAAGAACAC